AACGGTTCTTATGCATCCGGTGCATTAAGTAGTGAGGATCGTCAAAAACTTGGTATAAGTCAAAAAGGTCCAATGAAGCGTAACAATCAATATACTCCTGATGAGAACGGTGTCTCCAGTCGTGCAGCACATGATGCTCTTAAGTATGCACCAACTAATAAGGGTCCGAAGTCACGTTATGTACCGATCAAAATAGCTGCAAAGGAGCAAACACGTAAAGTAAAATCAATGACTGCCGCTTTTAAGAAACAAAAGTAAGAGGTATATGATGACCGTTAATGCGAATACTCAGGTATATGACAAAACTATAGATAGAGCGGCAATGATCCGACTCTATGAAAGACGCGTCAATGGTAAGGTTGAGTTGATCATTAATGGTCATGCTGTCAAGGTTGACAAACTTATCAGAGATGCGGAGAAATCCCAAAAGGGTTTTGAACGTCTTCGAGAAGCAATAGATCAAGATATTCAAAGGACATTTAATGATGTTTACCACTCTACTAAAAGATCCCTTGAAGATCTTGCTAATGATCAACTTTCTTATACCCACAATACTCTTGATAAGTCTTTTAATAAAATCTGGGTTGTTGAAAGACCTCCTTCACGTATTGCGGAAGATATTGTTTTAAATAAACCACTTTATAATAATGCCACATTAGAACAAGGTTGGAAGGGTGTTGGCGTTGCAGAGAGAAAACGATTAGAAGCTCTAATTAGAAAAGGTATTGCTAATGGTTCATCTGTTAATGAAATAGCAGATGCTGTTAGAAAGCATAGTGTATTTAAAATCACTAAATATCAATCTAGAGCTCTCGTCGTTACTGCTGTTACAAGCGTTCATACTCAGGTGGATCATGAGATCTATAAAGCAAACGATGCAGCCCTTCAAGGTTGGCAGTATGTCGCAGTCCTCGATGCAAGGACAACGCCATTATGTGCCCACCGAGATGGAACAATCTATCCAATTGAAGACACTATGCATTTACCACCTGCACATTTTAATTGCAGATCCACTACTGTCCCTGTCTTTAAGTCTTGGGATGATATGGGTAAGCTAGAGGCGGTTGCCCAGGTACGTAAGCGAAATATACAAAACCTCACAGAGAAACAAATTGCATTCTATGATGGTCAGACTCCTTTGCGTGAAAGCTATAATGACTGGTTATCACGACAGGCTACAGATGTCCAATTAAGACATCTTGGCGATTATCAAAAGGTGGAATTATTTCGTACTGGGCAACTTAATCTAAAAGGCTTTACTAATAATGAAGGTAATACGATAGGTATTCGTGAATTAAGATCAATGACAGATTCTGGTTATACTTTACCAAATGATACTAAGAAGTTCGCCATTGCAAAAGAGAAATTAGATGCAATGCAATTATGGGCAACCACTCCTGATGACTTTATAAACAGTCCTAAGTTACAACAAACACTTCAAGATTATTATATCTTACAGTCTGGTGAATTGAATGGTACACTATCTTTAACTAACTATCGGGGCACCTTAACTGGTGTTAAGAAAGCCGTTAAGAATCGTGTACTAACTTCTCCTCCAAGAGAAGATCAATTAAAGTTTAATCCAATCACTAGGCGATATGAAGATGTACGTTTATACCAACCTAATCCCGGTGTACTTGCTAACAATCTAAGACTGATCGATGAAAGTGAATTCCTTCTTCCTAAGGATAAAGAATTCATTAGCACGTTCATCAACAATCTTGGTGAACGGATGGGAATGAATGAACGAGCAGTCGTTGCCGATAACCTACGTATTATTTTTAGTAGGTATCGTGATAATAAAGAGATGTGGGGCAATTTTAAAGCTGTAGTCCAGGGACAAATTAAGTTCGATGTAATGAACGTATCTGATGCTATAGAGACACAGATACGTAAAAATTCAGATATCTTAAAGAAACTTTTACAAGATAATTATATTGACCCAGTTCTTGGTCCTACACAACTTCAAACCGTTCATGATACATTTATTGAAAATATTTTAAAGCGTAATACTTGGGAAGATAGAGTCGCACCTAAGATTGCTAATGAATTACGTAATGTATTTGATTACAAGATTGCAGAGGCAAGTCCCATTATATGGAAGCGGTTGTCAGATGAAGATCTACAACAATTCTACCTTAAGTTTGCACATAGATTGAGTCTTGCAGATAACCCAGATAAGGATAATTTTGCCGTTGCTATTGGTAGAGATCTTTACAATCTAGCTAACTTAAATGGTAGACGTAATCTGTGGTACAATCTTGGTACTAAGATTATGGAAGCAGATAATGTTAGCAAGTTTTTTAAAGTAGAGACCTTCGGTGTTCAAAAGAGACGTATGAAGTCTCGTATGAGTGGAAAGTATTTCGGTCCATACTATGATACTAATTCTTCTTATTTACAAATCACTGATAAGAGAATTCAGGAATATGCTAAACTAAATCGATTAATTGATCTAGGGTTACGTGTTCCAATTGTGGATCCAAATAATAGATTATTAATTAGAGAAGGCTATAAAACTTACTTTATAGATCGTGGAATCCTTGGATATGAAGATACACGTATCCCAATTACTTCAACAAGTTCTTTTAGTGAATTTCCTGAAGAATTTATCGATAAAGATTTTGTTAAAGCGATCAATTGGGCTGCGAATGCTGAGTACAAAGTAGATCCAGATTATTATGACTTTACACAGAAATTACTTTACTTTGAAGATGACAAAGGTAAAGCAAAACATTACAATGAATTGAATGAATATAGAAAGTTCATTGCTTCTCGCGGTGATTCTTATGAACGCTTCAAAGCTATGGAATGGTTGAGAGAAAGTCAAAAACCATTCTCTACACAGCAATTCATAGATCATCGCGCACGTATATATGAACGTGGATTGGTTGGTCCTCAGGCGGGAGAAACCTTTAGACCGTTCTTAAACACAGCAAAAGAAAAGAATTTTAGTGTTGTGGATTTTAAGAATTTTCAAGACCAAATAGGTTCTTTCTTAGGAGGACTGAATGATAGATTTGAAGGAAGATACAACTCGCTCTCCTTTACAGGTCGCCAAAAGATTGCTGAAAAGTGGCGACCGGAGTTGGTACGAATTGGCAATCATATGTTGCGCGGTAAGCCTAATGATATACGTGCAATTCTTGATAGTGAAGTTGTCTCACTCGTGGATGGTGAGGATGTAGGTAAGTTTTATCGTTTAGCCATAGAGACGGCTAAATTAGATTCATACTTAAAGGGTAATTATTCAGCAAGAAATCTTCAAACACTAACTGGATATAAGACTGCTTTAGCCTTAGAACAAGATGCTTCTTCTTCTGGTGCGCAGATCATTGCGTTAACAACCAAGAACAAACAATTAGCAGAAATGAGTAATGTCATTCCTACTAATTATAAGAAGCGTCTTTACGACGAAATTGCAGCAGCTACTTTCAATGATCCTGAATTCAGAAAGATGAATAAGCACTTAGGTCTTACTGAGAAAGATTTAAGGAAAGCAGCTAAGGCTCAGAACATGGTTACCTTTTATGGTGCAGGTGAAAGAACTGGTGCATTAAACGTAGAAGGTAAGCTTTCTAAAATTCTTGAAAAAGACACTAATGTACTTGTGGTTAAAGCCTCTGAAAGAGATGCTGTATTAAATGAAATCTCAGCACGTATGGCACGATATGAGAAATGGGATCCAGAAACTTATTCTGAATTAAAAATATTAAAGGATAATGTTAAGGATGTCTTTAATAAGGGTTTAAATCCTGGTGAAGACATCATGGAACAACTTTATTTCTTAGATCCTAAAACAATGGATCTTGTTGAGAAGTTAACTAGCACTTATGATAAGTTAGTTACACCAGAAGATTTTAAAGCTATTGCCGCTATAATGAGTGAGAATCTCAGACAGAAAACTCCTATCTTAAAAGACTTTACCAGGTTCTTCGGAAGATTAGCTGAAGATTATTTGGCTAATGCTAAACCATCTAAGAGCGATTTCGATTGGAAAACAATCAGTAAGATTACTCTTAGAGGTAGTAAAAAGAAAGGCTATGTTCTGCCTGATTATATTAGTAGGGTTCTCGGTATTAAGGCAGGAGAACCATTAAGTGAAAAGGCTTTGAAGAGATTTGGTTTTTGGAAACCAGATGGTACACTTAGCCAGATTATCTATGGTATACCAGATCCTAGTGCCAGGAGAACTGGTGCTAAGTATTTCAAGGTTGAAATTTTACAAGTAAAAGATGTGTTTGAATTTGAATTATTCCACGCAAATAAATTACCAAAGAGTTGGACTAATGTTCCTTGGGTTAATTTCGATGGTAAAGTATTAGAACAGAATTTTACGCAAGTATTTGAGGAACGATTAAATTATAAAGATGCTTATGGAAATTGGGTGACTAATATCCTACAAGTACCTCAAAAGACTGATGCTACTTGGTGGGAACAAATTATCAATAAAGAAGGTAAGATTAATGACATAGCTGATTCTTCTAAAGCTAGAACAGCTTATGCAGTTAATGGAAACCATTCTAATGATGCAACTCTAGTTAAGAATTTTCATTTATGGGGCGCTGAAAATAAAATAGAAACAGGAACTATTCATGACGCTTTCTTTACTAACATAACTGATATGCTTGAAAGTAGACATGCTTTAAGAAAGCTTTATGCACAGACATTAAAAACAAATGTAATTAAGGCAACATTAGATGAAATGCTAGCTAGAGGTTTACCTAAATCAATTTATAATAAGTATCTTGATGAGGCTATTGACATCGGTTTAATACCTGTTCCTGGTAGATCTAAAATCGGTGATCGAATTTTAACAGAAGAAGATATTCTTAAAGCCGAAGATATCTTGAAGGATATAAAAGAAGATTTTGAGAATGATTACGGCTGGTACGGTGTGAATTGAAAAATCCCGTTAAATTAACCCAGGTGTGAAACGAGTTTTCATAAAGGGTTTTCACGATAAAGATTGTATCTTTATTTTCAAAAATGAGTTGTACTCAAAGGTAATATTATGGCCGAAAACGACGGACTTACTGCTGAACAAATGGCAGCTAAAGCAGCTGAAGAGGCGGCAAAGAAAGCTGATAGTGATCTTGTTGAGAAATTGGTAAAAGAAAGATTAGAAGAAAATCTTAAGCCAATTAAAGACAAGTTAGACAAAGCTTTTGAAGCACGCGATGCAGCACTTAAGAAAGCTGCTGAATATGAGCAGGAAAAGAAGGAAGCTGAGATTGCTAAATTGAAGGAAGATGGGAAACATAAGGAAGCTTATGAAGCCCAGTTAGCCCAGGAACGTGCTGCGAGAGAGGCAGTCGAAAAGAGAAACGTCGAACTGACTCGTGATATCGAAGTACGTAATGCCCTTTCTTCGCTTGATTTCCGTAATGATAAAGCCATTGACATGGCTTATCTTGAAATCGTGAAGGATCTCGTAAGAGATGGTAATGGCATTTGGGTTCATCGTTCAGGCGTAACTATAAAGGATTACGTTAAGACATTTGTCGCGAACGAGGACAATTCTTTCTTATTTAAGATCAAGCCTAATTCTGGTGGCGGCGGAAGCGGTCCCAAGAAAGAAAGCGATATTTCATCAAATGAAGGGAAATCTTTGTATAAGATGACCCAAGATGAAGTACTTAAATTGGCATCGGAAGGTAAGTTACCAAGGCAAAATAGGTAACTACTTTCCTAACAAGGAAAATTTAAATGACTGTAAAGACAAATCTCTCTGGTGCATCTAACTTTGTGCTCCAGGAAGCAATTGGTGGATATGCTGATGAAGCTTACACTAATGCTCGTAAGCTTTCGGGTACAGGTATTGTTGGTGATAATCCCCAGATTGATACTAGCACCGAAACATTTGAAGGTCAGATGAGGTGGTTCAAGCCACTGAATCCTACTATCAACGTTGCATCACTTACTAGTGCAACAGAAGGTAACAAGACCACCTATAGCTCTGACTTCTTGCGTTATATTAAGACAGTCCGTACGCATGGTGCCGAGAAGGTAAACATGCAGCAGGTTGTTACTCAGCAGGATGGTCTGGCCAAGATTGGTCGTGACTTTGCTGAAACACGCGCACAAGACGAGCATAATGCTATTCTTGCTGTACTTAAGGGTGTTGCTATCTCTGAAGCTCTTTTAGGTGCTGGTAGTGCTTCTGGACAGGCCGGTCTCGGTGGTCAGACTTTCGAGAATGATCCTGCTAGCAGGCGTTATGGCTTCTATGTAGATCTTGCAGGTGCAGCTCCAGTTGTTGCAGCTTCGTCTACAGCTCAGGGTGCACAGCGTGCTGAAGGTTTCTTAAATGCCTTCGGTATGGCATACAAGGATTATGAGCCAGAGTATGCTTATCTGGTTACTTCTCCTGCAGTTATGGCCTCTTTACGTTCAGCAAATCTTGTTGACCAAACTAAGGTTGTTGATGGTACTATCGAATTCAGCACAATCTTCAATGGCAAGTTCCGTCTGATTCAGACTCGTGCTTCACAGGGTCTATCAGCCACAGAATTAGACCGTATTAATGATGGTGCTGGCGTAAATATTCATGCTAACTCTGTAAAGACAAGCTTCATTGTCCTACCAGGCGCGATCGCAATGCGCGGTCTCGTTGTTCCAGAGGAAGTTGAAATCGACCGTAATGCTGCCGCATATTGGGGCGGTGGTACAACCTCTATTTGGTATCGTTGGGGTTATGTACTTGCACCAGCTGGTTATGATTGGGCTGGTAATCATGAAGCATTTCCTTCAGATGCTCATTATATGGATGTTGTTGAGAATGTTGGAGGCACGACTCTTACTCAGAAGTCTCTGGCAACAGTCACAGACACTACAGGTTCAGACCTCAGTGTTGGTGTTTGGAATCGTAAGTTCGCGTCTGCATTGAGTCTTGGCATTCTGCCAGTTTTCCACGCATAACGAAGGAGAACACTTATGGCGCTTTCACAAGGGACTAATTCGTACGTTACTGTAGAAGAAGCTGATGCTTATTTCTCGGATCGTTTAGATGTTGCAGCATGGTCTGAAGCAGATGCATCCTCAAAAGAACAGTCCTTAATTACTGCTAGTAAAATGCTTAATGATCTGCAATGGATTGGTGCTGCCATAAGTGATTCTCAGTCTTTGGCGTTTCCAAGATCAGGAAGCTATTTCGATCCTATGCTTGGAATGGATGTCGAACTGACATCGTCGATACCTAATCGGATAATTGAAGCAGTCTATGAACTTGCTTACCATCTGCTGAATAATGATGGATTGTTAGATAACACTGGATCATTATCGAGTCTAACAGTTGGACAGATTAGTTTAGAGATTAAATCTACTCCTAGTACTTATCCAGCACGTGTCAAGAACTTGATTACACCTTTAACTAGTAAAGCAGGTGTGAATTCTTGGTGGAGGGCTAATTAATGGGTTATAAAGCTTTGGTAAATTCAAATGTGAATAAAGCTTTTGACTTAGTAAAAGACCTCGCAGATGTTATTACATTAACGAAAAAGGTATCGACGTCTTTCGATTTTAATACAGGAATTGCATCTTCTACGGAAACCGCAGCAATTGTAACAAAAGCAGTAGTTGTTGAAGTCAACAAAAAGTCTAAGGATAGAAACACTCTTTATAAGAACTTAATGCTTAAAACACTTGATGTAGGTGATGTAGCTAACTTAGATAAAGTATCTCTGTTGGGAGCTGAATGGAAGATTGGTCCTTTGATTTTTACAAATAATTATGTAACAATTGTAGAAATCTACAGGGAGAATCTATGGGAAAGTATTTAAACATAGACACAAGAATCTTCTCGATCTTTGGCTCAGATGCATGGCTTAGCGAATCTGTTAAGACATATCCTTGTAATTTTATTAAGTTGGATTCGACAGTCCCATATATAAGAATTTCAATAATTCCGAGTGGAATAGGAGTTAATAAGAACTCAGTCTCGGGTGTATTGATTGCAGACATATTTATTCCTAATGGCAGTGGTCCGAAGGCAGCTTCTACCATTGCTGATAAGTTAGATACTCATCTTATCAATAAAACTTTTGAGATAGCTGAAGGAGTTTCGACGCAATTCTTCAACAGCACTCATAGTCTAGTTGGTACAGATGTAGATAATTCAGCTTTATATAGGACAACTTACACGATTCCATTCAATTACAATGAGGTTTGATAATGACACATATTTCGTCCATTGGGGCGGGTTTGTATTCTGATCTATCAGTATGTAGAGACCCTAGCTTTGCTGTTCCTGCAACACCGTCTGCCGCTAACTGGGCAACCTTCTTTGCAACAGAGATTGCATATAGTGCAGCAAATACAGCAACAGTAGGTGAATTTACTCGAATTTTAAACGTTCGAGAATTTCCTCAAATGGGTGTTCCTCCGAACATCGTTAACGTCCCTACATTCGGTTCAAAGACATCCCGTCAGGTCCAAGGTCAAGCGGACGCTCCTACATTTGAAGTCACATTAAACTATGTACCAGAATTGTGGCAGAAAGCCACAAACCAGCTTGGTGTAATGGTTGGTGACGGCAATCTGTATGGTTTCCGTTTCGCTCTATTAAACGCTGATTCTTTAGGTGGAACGGCTGCAACTAAGTATGCAACAGTAGCCGCTGGTTTAGGTACAGTTGCTAATAGCTTATACTATTGGGCTGGCAAGTTAGAAGCTCTTCAGATTAATCCACAACTTACAGATGCAAATACCGCAGTTCTGACTATTTCGATTCAGTCAGATTTCTACGGCGCATTTACAATTGATCCATAATAAGGAACTAATATGGGACACATTTCATCGATCGGCGCTGGATTATATTCTGATCTTTCAATTGCTGTAGACTCTGTTCTAAACCTTGCTACAGCCCCTACTGATAGCGCTGGTTGGCAAGCATTATTTGCCAATGAAGTTGCTAACGGTTCTGCTGTAGGTGGACCTACATATGAATACCGTCGTATTAAGAATGTTCGTGAATTCCCACAGATGGGCGTTCCTCCGAATATTGTTAACGTTCCTACATATGGTTCAAAGACATCTCGTCAAGTTCAAGGACAGGCTGACTCTCCAACCTTTGAAGTTACTCTTAACTTCGTTCCCTTGGATTGGCAGAAGACTGCAAATTATCTTGGTAATCTAGTAGGTGATGGTAATCCTTATGCATTTCGCTTTGTTCTGTTAGCTACAGAGCCAGCCTCTTATGCATCTACTAGCGGCGGTCTAGGTACAGCATTGGCGGGTGGTGCATGCCAGAATAGTCAATATTTCTGGGGCGGTAAATTAGAAGCTCTTCAGGTCAATCCTCAGTTAACAGATGCTAATACAGCTGTTCTGACGATCTCGATCCAGACAGACTTCTATGGCGCTTATACCACAACATAATAACAATGGGGTGTGATATCACTTAATTACATGAATAATGTAGCCCCTATTTCACTATTGGATAAAAATGGAACAGAAACAAAAGCCGTTTAGCATGGGTTATGTCTTAAGGACAACAGCTAAACATATGCGTAAAAGTATTGACATTAGTATTCGGAAGACCTTTGAAAGAGTTGGTGAATTTGCTGTAGATGGTGAAACACCCTCGCAACCAAAGTCTGAAGAAGTCTTTAAAACATTATCCTTTTTACATATTATGAGGAAACAATTAGATGACTTCCAAGCTGAAAATTCCAACAATTTCAAAGGTGAGTGACATGACGGAAAAGACAAACAAGATGAAGAGTCTCGTTGGTAGGAAGATGTCCAAGACCTATAAGTTTATGGGTGAGGATATTACTATTAATAAACTCGTCGTAGCAGAAGTTATTGCTATTCAGGAAAAGGCAAAGAGCTCTGACACAGATGAATCTGAAGGATTTAATGTCCTAAAGACTGTCATTCAGACAGCGTGTCCAGAAGCTTTAGAATTAACCGCAGAAGATTTCAATAGCTTTCCCTTGGACGAACTCACGAAGCTCTCTGAAGAAATTATGAGGTTTTCAGGGATTGGTGCGAACCAGGGAAAGTAACGTTATCAGATGATGAATTAGCTATTTATGAATTA